TCGTAACGTTTTCCATCGTGCCACGGAACTGCAAAAGCACCTTGGCTGTCGTGATGTTTTCGCGACCAAACAGCTTCACCATCTGAGTATCGTCAAGGCCAGCCTTCTCAAGGTTTGCCAGGGCTGCAGATAGCCCCATAACGGATGGTTTGAACTCTGTTTTTGCTTGCGTATTGAGGATGGTCAGAATGTTTCTAAGGCCAGTGCCTGCCTCGCTAGCCTTGATCTGACCTTGAGCCAGAGCCTGTACCGCGCCGTTGAACTGCTCAAAGCTCAAGCCGGACTGAGCCGCAACTACGCCAGCCTCATTCATGGCGGCAACGGTATCGGTAATCTCTGAAGCGCCTTCTTTGGCGCCGGCTGCAAGTACGTTGATAACTCGTCCAGCCTGATCAGCACCAAGCTGGAACTGGTTTAGCGCGCCTGTAACGGCAGCGGCTGCATCGGGCAGCGTAGTACCTGCTGCTTCGGCTAGAGTAACTGCCTGTTGGGTTACGGACTTTAGCGCGTCGGCAGACTTAAGTAGATCAGGCGACGCAGATCCGATCAGCTTCATCGCCTCGGCAGCCTGCGTTGCGCTGAGAGACGTAGATCCGCCAATATCGATAGCGGCCTGACGGAATACAGCCAAGTCTTTTCCGACAGCGCCAGTAAGTGAAGACAGATTGGAGATGGTAGCGTTAAATTCCATCGTCACAGCAATTGCTTTCTTGAACTCGTTGACTACGGCAGCCACAGAAAGCACGCCAGCAATCGATGTAGCTAGCTTATTTAATCCGCCACCGAGCTGCTGGGCTGCCTTGTCTGTCTTATCGAACGAACCCTGCAAGCTGTCAAGCTGCTTGTCAGCGGCCTTTGTGCCGGATACTAGCTGCGCGGTTTCAATGTTAGTCGTGTACGTTATGGTGCCGAGGTTGCTCATTTGTTCACCTGATACTGGCGCAATCTATTGATCTCTGCGAGGCGCGACATTGCTTCGTCGTGCTCTTCTACGGGAGGCAGGGTTTCTGTCTTGCCGAATTTTGACTGCATCGCCCCAGCGAACTCCGTCATGGTCATGTTCCAGGCCTCTTCACTGGATACGCCTAGATGCGCAACAGCTTGAGCCACGAAGTCGCGAGCCTTGAATTCTGGCGTGTACTCCTCGTCCGGCTTGGTTACAGGTCGACCTTCTGGCCGAATGCCGATAACGCCGTCATTCATAAGAGAGCGTGCCAGATAAACCATGTCCATCGAAGGCATTGCACCCGGAACAAATGACTGCCACTTGCTTCCCATATGGCCTATAAGCGGCGTCACGTCTTCATTGCAGCAGGCCATGATCACGTCATAGGCAGCAGACATGATTGATCGCTCCCACTTACGATAGGACTGGTTAGGCCAGAACGGATTTATCTGCGGCGCAGAGAAAAGAAGCGCGAACATTTCCACGATTTCAGACGGAGAGCCGAGCGAGTCGATGGCGGAAAGCGACGGCCTGAGCAGGTATTCCTTCTCGCCAACGTAGACGCCGATCTCTCCAATGCTAGTGATAGGCTTGCGCATTTTCAGCGTCCATAGAATTAATGATCCATTTTAGCATTTTGCGCTTGACGGAAACCCAGCCATGGATATACTCAGCGGACACACAAAAAAGATTTAGGAGATTGAAATGCTTACTTTGGTTCTGGTTGCCGGACTTTGTTTTGAAGCTGGTTGCATTTACGACAATGTAACAAGCAAATTTGACATACAGAGCGATGCTGATTGCATTCAGATTGCAAATTTTGGGAATAGCGAAAACGCAAAAAATAATAAGGAGGCGCGTTTTTCTTGCATGTCTCCACAGCAGTATATGTATCTTGCCGCTAAAGAAATGTGACTAAATAAAAAGCCCCCAAAAGAGGGGGCTCTGTGTAGCTACAAGACTTAAACGACGGTAACGGTAGTCGTCGCAGTCTTGGTTGGATCGCTTACTGAGGTAGCAGTAATGACCGAAGTACCAGTAGCAACGCCGGTGACCACGCCAGCAGCAGAGACGGTAGCCTTGGCCGGAGTGCCAGATACGAACGTAAATGACTGGCTTGCTGCGGCAGGAAGAGCCTTAGCGATCAGGTTGGTTACGTTGCCTACAGCTACAGTTGCAGTCGCCGGACTCATGGAGACGGATACGATAGCAATCGGAGTGTCTTCCACGATAACGCTAGGAAGGCCGCCTGGACGCGAGGTAGCGCTTGCAGTGATGGAGTAGGTGGCGATATCGTCGTAAGGGAACTCTTGACTGAACTCGGTCAGAATGCAGAAGCCAATTACGGTATTGATCGGGCCGGTCAAGCGAAGCCAGATGTACGGTTGTGGATCTGTAACGAAATGATCGAACAGAAGCTGTTGATTGGAGGTAGTGCCGTCATCACGCTTGGTCACACCGTCAATCGAAACTTCGAAGGTTTTGTAGGTGATCAAGGTGTCACGGAAACCGCCTACAGAGTCATCAGCAGTTGCGTCAACGGTGTCTGCGCTCATAGTCAGCGACTTGTTGCGAGCAGCACCCAGAGGCAACCACGTCAGCGTCAGCGGATCAACGTCACCGCAAGCAAGCGCGAACTCTGCGAGAACGCTCTTACCTACGAATTTGGAACTTGCACAGTTAAGGGCCATTCTCGGCGCCTCCTATAATGTTGTTGAGTATCGCCCACAACTGAGCGTATATTTCAAGTGATAGTTTAACACGTCAGCTCAAAATTAATTTCTACCCAAGGCCGCGATGTTTCTGTGTAATACGGTCCTTGGACGCTACCAATCGGTCTAATTTGAAGCATGCAGCTAGTCTCAAAGTGCTCAATTGCCGAATCAAATAGAGACTCCGCAAAAAGCTCAGCAGCCTCTGTATCTCCAAGCGACCTACCATTTGCTCGACCTGTAATGATAACGCGTATATGTGGGTACTGAATCTCACCGTTTGGAGTTCGGCCCTGATCAGACCATACAGCCACAAACTTCTTGGTCGAGTTGTTCGTCTCTTCCCACATGCCTCGACTGATTGTATAGCCGGCAGTTGAAACATAAGCCTCTAGCCAGTCACGGAATAGGTTGATTGGTGTATGACTCATTTTAGTTTCATGTACCTTTCAACTACAGCGTCAATATCAGCCCGTGCGTCAGGCTCTTCAAATGCTTTCCGTAGAAATCCAGGCTCAGCATCAGGATCCCAAAAGTTACCGCGTGACGGATCGCTCTTGGCTCGTGGAATATTCTTGCCTAGTGTCGTGCCTTTCTTGTCGTGAACAGCGGCGGCATATGCGGCTGTGTAGCCAAGCATGGCAGTAACGCCATTTGAAGACTTGGCGACATGCCGGAACTGGCTATTTATCAAGTTTGAGGTATCAATCGGAGTGATTGTCGCTGCAAAACCAGCAGCAACAATCATAACTTCTGTTAATGCTTTCTCAGCCATGGGACCGCTGATATCGCCAATTAGCCTGTGCATTGACTGCCGAACTTCCTTCAGCCCCTTAACCGGCATCAGACAGTCTCCAGCTCGTACTCGTCTTCGTAGTTAAACGCAGACATGCCATGACGTGCAATCTTGCGAATCTCTGCGGCCTCGGCTGCATCCCACGCTTGAGCGGTTGTGTCTCCGTATGCGATTCGGTCTAGGTAACGAGGACGAGCGTCGCCAGTGTAATAGACGTCACGCGTTACGAACTCTGCGCCTTCAGTATCTCGCGACTGCCTAGATACGCCTTCGTGACCGCAAAGGATGGTGTATGGAGTGCCGTATGTAACAGCGCCGCCCCACTCATTCTCTGAGATCCTAGGGTAGATCGTTGCTGTGTCGATCATGTACCACGCTGACATGAAGGCCATTAGCAGAACTCGTCTTCAGGAAAGAAATCGCAGAAAAACCCGAAATGGCTATCTGGCGCGTGTGATTTTTCTTTTGAAATCAATTCTCGCTCTTGTGCGCGCTCTATTCCGTGACAGATACGCTTTACTTCTCTGCCGTGACCATTTCCACTATTTGGTCTGCGTGACCAGTAGTCGTATCCGCACGCCTTGCTACCCTTGATTGACCGACTCATTAGCAGTAACCGCCAGTAGATACCCACAGGCCGGCAGTCGGTCCAGGCATTGCAGGCACGACGGAATCAGTGCAGCCGGAAGTGTCAAGCAGGTTCAGCGCGTTCAGCATCCCGCGATACTTGTCTTGCAGGTTGTTGTAGCGGAAGGACTGAGATGCGCCTGATGGTGCAGTTTGGCTGCTGATATATTTGTCGCCGGCAACGATGCCGTACAGACTGAGCAGATAGAGATAGATCATCATTTGAACGGATGCGGGATAGCCAGCACCATCAAGACACGGCTGAATCACGGCTACGATGTCGAGCCAAGCCTGCAACACGAAGTCTGGAGGCAGCGGCACGCCGATAGACGTCAAGTATTCCTTTAGCTGGTCGAGCGTAGGCATTTTCGCCACCTGAAAATAGTTTGGTCCATTTTAGCATTTTTGCTTGACGACTAAGGGCGACGAGGCTAATCTCTGTTTAACGAAAGCGGAAACGCCTAGTTAGAGGGAATGACTGGTGACAACGCTAAGGCGGATGGAGTGACCCTGTAGATGGGACCTCGATACAGTCAGACCGATTACTTCGCCCTCTAGCCCGACCGAAACAATAAGGCGGGCACCTATTCGAGACGAGCGACGGAGCAATAGCCATGAACTACGCAGCCAGCACAAATTACGTTCTGTCATACCAGTCAGCCGAAGCCTTGGATAACGGTATCGAAGAGTTCGAAACCTACAGCGAGGCATTTGCACGTTATCAGCAATATGAAGTCAGCGGCTACAGCGTTAAAATTCACGAGCTAGGCTTGTACCGCTAGCCATCAACTCTAACAACAAGCCCTCTACATGAGGGCTTTTTTACGCCTACGATTTAAGCAAGCGGCAGATCCGTACCACCCTCATAAAAATCAAGGAAGTATTGCGCGCGAGCGCTACCGGTGCCAGTGTTCGTGATGACCACAAGGAACTCAGAGTTTGCAGACAGCACGCGCTCGCGACCAAGCGGGATTGAGTCAACGTTCTGGCGTTGCGGATCGTTAGCGCCGCCGAAGAAATGCTCAGGGTCACCATGGTCAAACTGTGTACCGTTAGTGGTGGTCGTTACGTTCTTCTTGGCGGCCACGGTGGTAGCCACAGGATTGACACCGTTGTAGTTATGGACGATAAGATCTGTGCCGCCAGTAACGCCAGTAGGCCCAACGAACAGCTCAATCTTCATCTCTTCAGCCAGGTATTGGAACTGGCGAAGCTTGGCTAGAACCGGCTTAGCGTTCGTTTTGAACCAGATTTTCCTGGCAGCACCTGATGCAATAAGGTCAGTAAGCGGCCAAACGGCACGAATGTTGTACTGAACGCCATTCTTTACGTTGGCCTCGGTGTATGGCTGAGTGGTGATTGCACGAAGCCCAGTAAAGGCGCCAGCAGGAATACCAGACCTGGCATCGTCGCCACGCCATACGCGAACGTATGCAGTAACGGCGTTAGTGCCAGATAGAGAAACACGCAGGCGCCCGCATGGCCCTTCAAACGCCCACTGACCGACAGATTCAGGATAGACAGTCTTGAAGTTCTCGCCAGTCAACGTCGGGCTAACAGAAATCGTCGCTACCCCAGTAGGCGTAATCTCAGCCCCGCCAGCGTCATAATACTGGATCGTAGCAAGCCCCGAGTCATAATCCAGACTCATCGGTCCCGTTTCGAGACTGCCGCGTGGGATTTCGTAGATCATTGCCATTCGTCTGAACTCACGTAAAGTTATTCATTATTTTATCATGGGGCTTGCATTAGATTTGGTCTGAGGCTAGAGTTCATTTCAACAGCAACGAACACAGGAGCGACGGACATGAACAAGGCGGAACTAGCGGCAATGATGGAAGCCTTTCAGAACAAAGGCGGAAAGGTTGAAAAGGTCAAAGAAGGCGAGCGCGCTATAGATCCCGCTATCCGTTATTGCAAGTGCGGCTGCGAAGGGAATTGGACCGATCACACCATGCGTCAAGGTGAAGGCCGTTTCGCAGATCAATACTAACCACAAGGAAATGACAGATGGGCCGCAAATACGAATACTGGACTACCAAGGATGATGAGGATTTCGTCGTTACTCTTGAAGTTGTTTCGATCTCAAGCAGCAAAGGCACGTTCAGCCTGCAAGCATCAGATCCTGACGAGTATTACGGCAGTCAGGAAATCGAATGGAAGGCCGAAGAAGATACGGGCTTCATGTCTGAAGCGCAGATTGCCAGCATGGAGGAGTGGTTGTTCAATGAGCACTCAGAATATCTGTCAGATCTCGATTACTTTGATTAGCGAGTAAAAATAAAGCCCCATAATCGGGGCTTTTTTTATTCCTTTGGCGGTCGTCCACGTCGAGGCGCTGCAACCTCCAGCGTCAATTCCCGCTCAACCTCAACAGCCTTGCCAACCAGAATAACCGGCAACACTTCAGCCTTAACCCGCGAACCAATCTCTTGCTCGGCGCCATCTACAAAGTAGCCGCGCTCCGTAATGATGAACTCTTTCATATCTACTCCAATAAAAAAGGGCACCCTAAGATGCCCTCATTCTAACCCAGTGGATTAGCCCTTAGTGAACTGAGCGTACCCAGCGTTACCGGCATAATCGCGCTTGAACTGCGGAGCTACTGCGGTCATGATCTGGAAGCTGTACTCGTCGGTGAAGTTTTTACGTTCAATCGGCATGGTGGTAACAGGCATCGCAGTCAGGATCTCCATCACACGACGTTCTTTCACAACGGCGAGGATTTCGTTCACTGGAACAGCGGTGGATGGAACGATTGCAACTACGCCAGGAATTGCCATCAGGCGAGCCAGGATGGTGTTCTGAGGCGCGGCGGTAACGTAGTCGGCTACCGATGCGGCAAACCAGTCGCCGTAGTTCAGGTAGATGGTAGCGCCGCCGTAGTAGTTCTTGGCTTGCAGGCCGAGCAACACTTTGGTGATAGCCGAAACCCACTGAGCACCGGTAGCGGTCACGAGGTCGAACGCACCGAACAGACCAGTGGCACGACCGGGAGCAGTACGCAGGCCGTAGATCTGGTTGCCGGCGACGTTGTACTTGGTGTCGCCGTTGATCACCAGGTCTTCCAGCTTCTCAACGATACGGCGGTTGCCGTTGTCGCGAGTAGCTGCGTCCAGATACTGCCAGCCACCGTCTTGACGAGCGGCTTCTACATCGCGCCAGCCGAAGGTGAAGGTGGTGTCATAGATCGGCAGCGGGGTGCCTTCGTAATCGATGACTGGAGCGTCTGCTTTCGCACGGCTACGGCCATCAATCGAGCTGTTCACTTCGCCCTGGTCGCTGACCTTGGAGAAGTATTGCAGCACCTTGCCGATTGGCACGTTACGTTGCAGGCTGGACAGGTCGCTGAACACGCCAAGCTGAGCCCGTTGCAGGGTAATCAGGTCTTTGTCGTACTCCGCCCAAGCATCACGAGGGATAGTGTAGGCGTTACCAATCATCTCGCCTTCGCTATCTCGTGCGAGGCGCTCTTGACGGGCGTTATGCGCACGACGCTTGCCAATTACGGCAGCCTCCTGCTCTTTGTTAAAAGTCAAAATAGGCATTATGCAGGCACCACGTAGGAGTTAGCGAGGATACGGACGTCACCGAGGCCGTTCGCAGCGATTGCGCGGGAGGCTGCCTCGTCGAATACGGCTACAGCTACTTCGCCGGTTACGGCTGCTTTGAACTGGCCGGCAGCGATGCTCAGGACTGCGCCAGGGGCGTAGGTGGCAGCGGCAAAGCGCACGTTGAATTCGTACTGATCAGCAGGCTTGAAAGCCTCTCCAGTTTCGCCGGATGGGATCGCTGTATCGACGGTTTCGCCAACGTATGCACGGTTGTGCATAATGAAGAAGTCAACCTTCGAAGTCGCGGCCAACTGGAATACGCCAGCGGTACGAGTTACGGCCAAACCCGGCAGAATACTTACGCCGGTCTTTGCGGTTACGGAGTCAGGCTGTGCAAGATGCACAGGGCCACGCCAGATAACGTTAGCCATTATTTGGCCTCCTGATCAGCTTGGTTCAAGCTATAGCCTTCGAACTCGTCTTTGGCGTTGGTAGTTGGTACGCCGGAAACGATGCCGACTGTGGTTTGCACGCCAGCGAACATAATGTCCAGAGCTTCGCCACTCAGCGAGTTAGCAACAACTTCGCCATGAACTTTGGCTACTGCTTCGCGCTTGTCTTTCAGGCCGGCTTCGGCGTTAGCTTGCAACTGAGCATTAACAGCAGTCAGAGCCTCGCCATGTTTAGCTTCAAGAGCCGCAAGCGCAGTGTTGAACGCGCCCTGCAACTTTTCAGCCTGCGCATCGAGCGCCGCTTGCAGTTCTTCGGGTTTCATATCGGATGCTTCCTCGATCACATTAGCCACTACTGGCTGTTTAGTTTTGGTACTGAAATATTTTAGCACGCTTCTAACGTGCTCAATCATGGAGTTAGTTTTAACCTTATAAGACGTTTCCGCTACTACTGTACGAGCCTCGCCAGTTAGAATCGGGTTGTCGCCTTCAAAGTGGTAGTCGATTGAATACATGCCTTCTGGAGTGCAATACACAAGCGCACGATCATCGAAGTCTTGCACATATGCGTAAGAGTCCGACGTTGCGAATCGCTCTTTGACTGCCTCGCTCAAGATGGCAAGTTTCTCGCCGTATGAGTCGTCTAGGGCGTCTTCGTTCGCTTCGTCGAGCTTGGAGTTGATCACTGACTCGCAGTTAACCGCGATTGCAACCTCATCACCACCAGCGCCTTGCTCGTGAAACAGGATTGCCAGGTGGTCGTAGGACTGTTGAGTAGCGATCCAGCTATACGACTTGCCGCGAGATTCACCTTTAGCATTCACACGAGCGGTCATCAGCCCGGTAGACATCTGGATCGGATCAGGCTTAGCTGCGCCATTGACCTTGTAGTCTTCAGCCTTGCCAACCCAGTTAAGCAGCAATTCGCCGTCAGAGTGGGCCTTGGCTACGCGCTCATTGATCATTACGTCTGCGTAGTAATCCTCGCCAGCCTGTCGAACGTTCTGAGCGTGTACGCCGCCGTAGTGCTTGCCTAGCGCCACCGCTACATCAGCGTTGTCTAGAGAGCTGATAGCGACGTACTGACCGTTAACCTCTGGATGACCAAAAGGCATCACTCGGCCATCCATCGAGCCATATCCCTTGGCGTTCTCGGACGACGAATACAGGCCATCGTTCAAGACGATGTTGTCCTTCATCCACAACACATTCTTGATCACGGCATACTTCTCGCCGTCAATCTCCGTGCGCTCAATCTTGATCGAGTCAGCGTTGACCGCCGACAGGATATTCACACGCGTTTTTTTCACAGGGCTAGCCCTCCAATAGATAGCCCATATGATACAGCAAAAGAAACCCAGCCGAAGCAGGGTTTTTTGTGTTGCTGGATTGGGTTATGGGCTAGACACGAACTCGAAGTCTACCAATCGGCCATCATCAAACATCGTTTCACCGTCAACATCCAGCTTGCGTCGATAATGAACGTCATCAAGAATTGTGATGTAGTCGCGCCCCTTGTCGATGATTTCGTAAACCTCACCCTTGGACAGGTCGCACCAATCATCGGCAGTCATGCGAATCTTGTCGCCATCTTTCCAGTTCCGCCAATCATTCATATCAACAGCGCACACATCAGTAATCGGCGCAATCATCAGAAACCCTTCTTCCGCCAATTGCTGAATATTCCGCTCAATCTCGCGCTCGCAGTCTTCGATGATTGCTTGGCAGTGGATGATGGTATCGCGCCACTTGATCGGGCCGTCGATTTGGTCGGTCTTGGATTCGGTCCATTTCATTTCAGTTTGGCCGTGATCGGTATTATCAACAGCGTAAATATCATTCACCTCTACCTCCTCCGCTTGTGGCTGGCTGATTACTCGGTATTGCATGATGTTGGCGTAAACGTCGCAGTCAGAGTGATTCCACAAGAACGCGCTGGCCTTTTCTTCTTGGATGTCGCCATCACGTAGCTTTACCTCTACGCGAACGTCATCCGCTACAGGCTGCTTACCACCGCGATGCCGCTTCCACTCTCCACCATTCTGACGGTCGCGCTCGGCTTGCCATTGGGACTCAGTTACCTCCCCAGCGTATCGCATTCCGCCATATTTAACGGTTGAATCGTCGTAATCTGCAAGGATTCCCAAATAAAAGTCATGCCCAGTACCGCAGCCTCCCATGAATCGAACCTCTCCATCTTTATCCTGCGTAGCAAACCCCGCCTTGCTTGGCCACTCGCTCAGTTCCTGAGCCAACAATTCAACCAATTTCATCCTAGCCACCCTCCTATTAATGTCCACAAACCTTAGCCGAATCCAACCTTCCGCGCAAGGTATAATGGAAATAATTTACGAGGCCCTATTTTATGACTGTCAATGCACCACCTGAATTGATGATGGCGCTGAATAACCTGGCTGAGCGGCAGATTGCTGCGTCCAGGCAGTTGGCGGCGTTCGGTACTGGCTCGATTGATTCGAAGCGACCACGGGCATACTGCGAGTATGGCTTCCCTGATAATCCATGCTTCGACGAGTTCTATCGTGTGTACAAGCGTCACGGCATCGGTCATGGTGCGTTGATGCAGGTTCTGGATAAGACCTGGCAGACGTCTCCGTGGCTGATAGAGGGCGAAGATGAGTTCGACGAATCCCGCGACGAAACTCAGTGGGAAAAGGACGTTAAGCGCCTCTTCAAGAAGAAGAACATCTTTGCTGCGATCAAAGAGACAGACAAGCGCAAGATGGTTGGCGGTTATGCCGGCCTGATCATCCAGGTTAAAGACTCAAAGAAGTGGAATCAGAAGCTAGACAAGATCAGCGCAGCCGCCATCGTCAAATTCATTCCCGTATGGCGTGGCTCGCTTGAAGTGACTTCGTGGGATACGAACGAGGCGAGCGCTACTTACGGCCAGCCAACCATGTACTCCTACAAAGAACACACCGAGGCTATCGGCTCGTCTCCGCGCATGGTTGAGATGCATCCTAGTCGCGTGATTATCTTCGGCTCGCTGACTGAGCCAGAATCGATCTATGAGCCAGTGTTGAACGCGCTGATCAGTCTTGAGAAAGTAACTGGCGGATCTGGCGAGGCCTACATTAAGGCTGCTGCTCGTGCGCTGCATATTGGGTTTGATGCAACGACTGATTTGTCTCAACTCGCCCGCGCCCACGGTATGAAGCCTGACCAGATCGGCGAGCTTTACAATGAGGTGGTGCAGGGTGTTTCGAGAGGTATCGACTCGGCCATCATCACTCAAGGCGGAACCGTCGAAACAATCACCTCAGCCGTTCCAGATCCTCAGCAGCCATTCGAAGTCAACCTGCAAGAAGTCGGCGCAGGTATGCAGGTTCCCTCAACCATCATCGTTGGTCGGCAGACTGGCACGCTTGCAAGCAACGAAGACGTTAAGGCGTTCAACCGATTCGGCCAAAGCCGTCGCGAGAACGAGGTAGGCCCGAACACTCGCCTTGTTGTTGACTGGCTGATGGAGCACGGAGTTGTAGAGCAGAAGGAAGACTATGAAGTCATGTGGGATGAGCTAACCGAGTCTACTGACGCCGAGAAGCTGTTGAACGCCAAGACTATGGGCGAAGTCAATTCGCAAATGCTTGCAAGCGGCGAACTGGTGTTTAGCCCTGAAGAGATTCGTACAGCAGCAGGATACGAGAACACCGACCCGCTGACACCCCTCCCCGACATCGCCCCGCCAGAAGATCCGGCAACCGTGCAATAAAAAAGGCCCCTTGTTTGGGGCCTTGTTTTACCAGTTACGTCTATAAAGAATCTTTCTCGCCTTCTTGTTGTGCTCGATCTCGCTTAAGCTAATAGCTGCGCAGCTTAGTGATTTATTGCAGTCTTCGCACTCATCGTATCCAGTAGGCGATAAGCACCTATTTCTAGATCCGCATTTTCTGCAATCTCGATCAGCCGTATATCTGCTCAGGCCGATTCGTCTAGCCTCTATTGTCTGCATGCTTAACCCTCTAGACTCGCGTACAATTTACGTCAAACCAAACGAATAGCGCAAGGATTATTTATGGCCGGTTCTCCCGTGCTTCCGAGGACACTCGACGATCCCACCATGCAAGACAGTCGCGAGAGGAAATTCATTCGCGACTTCGACCGACGTGTTGCTGCTGTGGGTAAGGAGGCTCTGCGGATACTGCGCGAACAGAACTACACAGTCGTCACTCTGAACTCCATGCAGAACAACGCCACAAGCTACCAGTTCGAGCTGGACCAGGCTATCTTGCTCGGCATCAATAGCGAGATTGAACGCATTGCAGAACTGATATTGTTGGAAGGTGGCGATCAAGAATTATGGAGTATGCGTGCGTATGTTGAGCCTGCATACATTCAGGGTACGGCTGTGCAGGCTGCGAACCTGAGTGTACAGAGCGAGCTTTATGCACTGAGCAAGCCTTCACTCGATGCAATCCTATTCAGTCCTCCATACCGTAAGCGTATCGGCCTTCTGCGCGCGCGCGAGTTCGAACTAATGAAGGGATTCACTGCGCAGGCCAAGACCGATCTAGCAGGCGCGCTTACTCGGGGAATGGTCGCCGGCCTTAACCCTCGCGAAATCGCTAAGGACATTACGGCTAGCACTGGTATCAACCAGCGTAGAGGAGAGCGCATTGCACGCACTGAGGTTGGCAATGCGTTTAGACAGGCGCGCATGGATGAGGCGGAATCTGCTCGTGTGGATCTAGGCATCAAGACTCTAGAAATGCACCTAAGCGCCCTGTCTCCGACCACGAGACCGAATCACCGCGCTCGTCACGCTACCTTGCACTCTGTATCCGATCAGCGCGCTTGGTGGGCTATCTCTGGCCAAAGTATCAACTGCAAATGTTCTACGGTATCTGTACTCGTTAATGACAAAGGCGAACCATTATCCCCGTCAATCATCGAGCGAGCCAAAAGAAAGCTAGGCTAGCGTCCCCAGTCCTAGGACAAAGGACACTCTCTAGCACAAAAAGAAAGGCCCTTGTCTAGAGGGCCTTTTGTTTTACTCTACTTCTTCAAACGTCCAGTCGATATTTTCAAATGCGACCTCTTGCGCATATTCTTCAATTTGATCTTCGGTGCACTCATCGTCAACTTCGAACTCAAATTTAACGCTTGATCCTACCTTGTTTGTGCCTATAGTGCCGATGAACTTACGCATCACACCACCTCCCGCTTAAAGCCAGCATCAACCAACCTAGCAGCAGTAACGCGGCAATCTACTTGTGCGATGTCCATTAGTTCGCGGATGGCGGTTTCGCGTTTGTCGGCAGCGATTTGTTCGGCAGTCGGCGCAAGCTTGAATTTGTCGGCAACCAGCGCGTGATAGATGAAGTCCTTAGCAGCAAACACTGCAAGGTCGCCACGATCATGACCGACAATCCGAACAGTCTGCCCGTTGAATTTCTTCGTGTAGTCGTGACTGCACTCGTGAACCATTACGCGTGATCCAACCGGCGGCAACCCATCTTCCGGGCCTGACCAGGGTTTAGGTTGTGGGCGCTCGATAATGGCTGGGTAGCTATGCCTAGATGAGGCGACAAGCCATTCGCTGTGCGAGTCATCCCAGAATAGCCCTGCATCTCCAATGAACTTATAAAACATTTGGTTGTTTTGGTTGTAATGTGTGGCGTCTTTGGGCGCATAACCAAAGATTTCTTCTATTGTCTCGCTCATAACTTAACCCCGTCCGCGTCGAATGATTTGTGGTGTGCTTTAACCTGAGCCAGCATCTCGTTAAGCAGTGGCAGGGATGTTTTCTCTGTCCACGTATTGGAGCGACCGCTCAGGTATGCGGTATCGCTGTAGTAAACCCATTCGCCAGAATTCTTTGGCGAGATCCGAACATCGACAGCATGAACAAACCCGTGGTAGTCAATGCAGACCGTGTAATCGTCATTAACCATTTCCATTGCCATGCTGTACAGCTGAGCAACGATTGCCTTCTCTTTTTCAGTAGCCACTTTGTACCCTCCGTTTCAGTTGTGAGCTGAATATAGCGCGGGATTCGGCTCGCGGCAACAACTATCTGCGTAGGCGGGCGGGGAGGAAGACAGCGCCAGCATTCTTCAGCTTCATTACAGGCTCAAGCGCGTAACGGATGGCGTCGATGTAGTGGTTCCAGTCGTCGACGATCACAGGGAGGATGTCACCAGACAGACGATCAACCTTGTAACCGTATTTCCTGAACTCTTCCTGCACCTTGACGCAGCGAGTGTGAATGACCACCTCTTGATAGCTCTTGATGTGTTCTACGCCATCTTCTACGCTGCCCTTGCCCTTGGTGACGCCTTCGATTCGAGGCATGCCATGGCGCTTCAGGTAGCTAATGGACTCCGGGCGCGCACAGTCAGCACGGACGGTATGTTCAGCGAATCCAGGCACGCGCTCGTTGACGTATGCGGCTGTATCGTCAAGCTCAAGGCCGATCCGCCCAGCCTCGTACTCAATGTAAAGCCGATCATCGTAGATCCAACACTTGACGGCTGCCGTAGGGTCTTGCGCAAAGCCGAAGTCGAGGCCGTTGTATGGGCCATCCCAGTCTGATTGCGGCTCGAAGTCAGCAATGCGAGACTTGCCAGCGAACACTTGGGCGTCAGTCCGGCTTAGGTAATCTCCTTCCCAGATGTGCGCATAGGTCGCAGAGTCCATCGTCTTGAGTGCATGCAGTCGCTGCTCCTCAAGCTCAAGCGGAAACCACGGATTGTCGGAATAGTTCATTTCAACGATGCAGGATCGCGGCGGGGTGTTCTTTACGAATCGATGATCTACAGGGCTTCCATCAAGGCGCGGGTTCCAGACAACCCAGATCTCGGAGCCGGGAGCGCGGATGGTTGGCTCTAGCGCTTGCCAGGAAGCCTCTGGGACGTCCTCCGCTTCTTCCACGATACATAGATCAATCTGAGCAAGCGACTTGATAGAGCCGATGTTATGGCGTAGACCCTTGAACAGAAACTCGGTCCCATTCTTCCCGCGCAGGTAGTCCACGCCTACGTCATACGCAGCCTCAAGCCATGGCTCGGACGCGATGGCGTTCTTTAGCTCGGCGTGAAATGACTCTTTGATGGATGCCTGGAGTTCACGAGTACAGAGAATGCGCAGAGGCTCGATGACCCCCCAGATAGCGGCCATCTTCGCAAATGAGAATGATTTGCCAGACCCCCTTCCGCCGCGTGCGCCACGATAGCGCACAGTGCCACGAGGATGGCTGAATACCTCCAGCATCTTAGGAGGCAGACGGATTTGCGCTGTAGTCATTCCTTGCCTGCTACTAGCTCGATGCGCGTAGGCGTAATGGTGCCGTCGCTAGAGTGCTTGACCTCTTGCTTATCAACCAACCCAAGATCGCGAGCAATGAGAGTCGAGTTCATCAGCCCAGCAACTGCGCGCTCGAACTTGAACGTACGCATACGAGCTTCAATCTCTTCGCAAACCATGTCGAATTCATCGCTGATGCGGTAGTTCTGCCAGGTGTGGCGATGGATGCCGAGGTGTGTGCAGAGGGCGACGACAGAAGGTGCGCGAGGCTTAGGCATCTCGGCCATGATGATCTGGCCCTGATACATGAAAGGCTTTTCCTCAAATAGAGGGTGCGCCTCGTTCCACGCCAGATACTCCTCGCACGCCTCCATCAAATCATTAGGCGTCTCAAAGGTACGCGGTCTACCCCTACCCGTAACCTTGTCACCCGTGTGAATCATTTCCCGATTAGCCATAAAAAAGCCTCCGTTATAGAGGCTAATGGTAACACGGAGGATCAGTCAGTCCGCTTATCCAGCAGCCTGCCCATGTACTCACGGAACTTAATGACGCCAATGAAACCAACGAATGTGCCGATGAACACGCCTGAGTTTTCAGGCAGGCCGAAGTATGAGCTGACCATAGACAGGCCTGTAGCTAGACAGGCACACAGCGCACCCTCCAAGCCAACACGCTGCCAACTGGTCTCTGATTTGTCATAGTAGACGCGTAGAACCGCAGTAATGATGGCTGCGCCGAATGCCTGAAGTGGTCCTGGCATGTTCGACAGCAGGTTAAACCAGCCGTTTGGGGAGTCAGGCATTTTATTTGGCTTCATGAGAGTCTGGGGTTTAAGGAATGTACCTAGTTTGACCGATGATAGCATTTTCGGTTCGGTAGCTTTTTGATATCACTTTTTGGTGGGCAATAAAAACAGTCCTTGGTCCTGGGACGAAGGACACCATATAACACAAAACACAGACAAAAGAAAGCCATCTTAGTGATGGCTTGATTAGTCGAATTTTCCCTTTGCTTCCCTTATTGATTCAGCAGAATCAAAGTTATCTCCTTGATGATACGCCTCAACCGTTCTAAAGCATGGGAAGAAATTAACCTTTGATCCTGTAGTAACCCACATCCTTTGTATCACCCATCCGCAAGAATGCTTCCACTCATGCGGACCCGTCTTAGACCACATTAGCAGTCCCTGCGATGGCAGCCCATCGAAAGCAGTTTTGCAATGATTGTGTCTTCTGCATCCATCAATTCGCAGATCAACTCATCCGAGCACTCTGTTTTTTCAGCTTCACGAGTATTGGCGCGAGCTGCTTCAAGTGCGTGTTGCAAGGAAAGGATGCTTGCGTCATTAGTGAATTTGTTCATTTTGTTTTTCTCCGGCTGATTCGTTTCGATGAGCCAAATCTACGCCTACCAGGATTGGGCGTCAACACCTTTTTCGTGAGATCTGCATCAAATTGCAAATTTTCTTTAACTGAGCGCTGAAAATAGTAATTTAATGCATATCTCAGGCAAAAAAAGGCCACCGGACGGTTCACGGTGGCCTAAGGGTCTTGCATCGCGACGGAGGGGGACGCTGCGATAGAAGGCGTCAAGGTAATAAATCAGAGCTTGCCGCGCTGTTGAAGC